GTCACACGCGCACACCCGCGAAATTGGATTTTTCGCAAAAATGACACGTGGACGTAAGCCAACTCCAACCGCCGCAAAAAAACTGGCAGGCAATCCGGGAAAACGCAAGCTGAATGCAGATGAACCGCACTTTGATCGCGCCTCAAATGCGCCCCCAGACCATCTCAGCTCGATTGCAAAACGGGAGTACGAAAGGCTGGCATTGCAGTTGTCTGCTACGGGAGTACTTACTACTGTTGACACAGGAACCCTTGAAGGCTATTGCGAGGCGTATGCGACATGGATAAGCAGCAAGGCAGAGGCGGAAAGGTGCCCAGTTTTGGTAAACAGCAGAAACGATTCGGTAATAAATCCACAGGTGCGCATCGCAAACATGGCAATGCAGCAGATGATAAAACTGGCAAGCGAGCTGGGAATAACACCGGCCAGCCGTTCACGAATAAAACTAAGCGAGAAGAAGGAAGACGACGATCTTGCAAAGTTTCTTCGAGGAGAAATGTAACGCAGGTCGCGTTACCTGTGCCAGAACAGTATTGCCGAGACGTTTTAGACGGAAAAATAATTGCCTGCAAGTGGGTTAAGTTGGCCTGCCAGCGCCATTTGCGAGATTTAGAGCGCGGATATGAGCGCGGTTTGTGGTTTGATGAATCCGCAGGGACGCGAGCTATACGTTTTTTTAGCTTCTTAAAACACTCAAAAGGGCAATGGGCCGGGGAGGAAGTAATACTTGAACCTTGGCAACAGTTTATTTTGTGGTGCGTTTTCGGGTGGAAACGCCCCGATGGAACTCGCAGATTTAGAAGTGTGTACGAGGAGGTGGCGCGTAAAAATGGGAAGTCTACTAAGCTCGCCGGGATAGGGCTGTATATGCTGGTTGCAGACGGCGAGGCCGGAGCCGAAATATACTCCGCGGCCACAAAACGCGACCAGGCAAAGATCATGTGGGTAGAGGCCGCGCGGATGGCTAAAAAATCGCCAGGGCTTGACCGCTTGCTGGATATTTTTGGAGATCGCAACCCAAAAGCAACTGCGTGCAGCATTAGCGTTGCGGAGACCGGGAGCAAATACGAGCCGCTTGGACGTGATGCTGATTCAATGGACGGTCTGAACGTCCACTGCGCTTTGATAGATGAATTGCACGCGCATAAAACACGCGATATGGTGGATATTTTGGATACGGCAACTGGTTCGCGCAGACAGCCGCTTATCTGGATGATTACCACCGCGGGATTCAACCGGCAAACCATCTGCTACGAAACTAGGGAATACTCCGAAAGGGTTCTGGCCGGGCTAATAGAGGATGATTCCTTTTTCGGAATTGTTTTTACTTTAGACGAGGATGACGACTGGGAAGACGAGAGAAATTGGGTTAAGGCTAACCCCAATCTAGGGGTGAGTAAAAGGTTGGATGATATGCGCGCGAAAGCAACAAAAGCCAAGGAAATGCCAACCGCGCTCAACGCTTTTTTGCGGCTGGAGTTGAACATTTGGACGCAAGCCGAAACCCGGTGGATAAATCTTGAGCACTGGGACGCATGTAACAAGCCGTTTGCCATTGAGACGTTGCGCGGGCGCGAGTGTTATGGCGGGCTTGACCTATCCAGCACCTTGGACACAACCGCACTGGTATTAGTATTTCCACCCGCAACGCTGAATGATGATTACATAGCCTTGTCTTATTTCTGGGTGCCAGACGACAACATTATGAAGCGCGTAAAACGAGATCGCTTCCCGTACGATCTTTGGCAAAAACGCGGGCTGATCGAAGCCACACCGGGCGAAGTGGTTGATTACGACTTTATCCAAGCAAAAATAGAGGAGTTGGCTAGACTTTACGATATTCGTGAAGTAGCGTTTGATAGATGGAATGCTACTTCGCTCATAAATCGTCTGGCCGAGCGGCACGTAACAAAGCTGATTGAGTTTGGTCAGGGATACGCTGGGATGTCTCCCGCGGCAAAGCTGTTTGAGAGCAAATATGTCTCTCATCAAATAAACCACCTGGGCAATCCCGTTTTGTCGTGGATGGCTGGAAATGTTGTAGTTACAAGCGACCCGGCGGGCAACATTAAGCCAGACAAAGATAAAAGCATCGAGCGCATAGATGGAATCGTGGCGTTGATGATGGCGCTGGATCGCGCCTCGCGCCCAGGGATTAGTGTCTACGAGGACAGGGGAATACTGGTTCTTTAGGATAGATAATAAATAACAACAAAAAAAATATGAATACAGAAAAACTTTTTGAAAATGAATCTGACTGGGACGCATGTAACAAATCATTTGACATTGAGACGTTGCGCGGGCGCGAGTGCTATGGCGGGCTTAGCGCTGGGCTTTTGGGCGACGCCTCGTTTGTTTTAGTGTTTCCGCCCAAAAAGCAAAAAGAGGATTTTGTAATTAGATCATGGTTCTGGCGGTCAAAATTTTTCCCAGCCAACTTGGCAGAGAACAGTGGATTGCCGCAAGAATCCACTTTGGAAGGTGAATTTTGTAAGCCAATACCGATTGGAGATTTATTGACAATTCGCAAAAAAGTAAAAAAGCTCTGTAAAAAATATCGCATTTGCGAAATAGTATTTGACAAATGGGAAACCCCAATGGTAAAGCGCGTAATAAAAAATCTACCCGTAACCCCAATTGCGTACAGCCCTGGGGTGGCAACTATGTCTCCTTCCGTAAAGTATTTCAGGCGGTTGTGTGGGATTCATAGTCTAAATCATCTGGGCAACCCCGTTTTGTCGCGGATGGCTGGAAATTTAGAGCTGACTGTTGATTTTTTGGGGAATGTAAGGCTTGCAAGGAAAAAACAAAATTGTCGCACAGATGGAATTGCGGCTTTAGTGATGGCACTAAATCGAGCGGCAATAGGCTTCGTTTGAGTTAAAAAACTGACAACAGGAGTGCTTTTTATTAAAACGGTGTCATAATATAGACAATAGAACATTTGGACTGACGCGAACAACGCGCGGTGTGGCTTGGCCCATACCGCGCGTTTTTTATTGCTATGGGATTTATTGATACGCTCCGAAATATGTTTGCTCCGCAAAAGCGGGATGGCGAACTTCCGCTGGACAACGCCCGCCCTTGGATAGAAGCTGGAATTTTGTCCGCTCCCCCTAGCGGTGTGCGGGTAACGGCGGATAACGCGCTAATGCAGTCCGCTGTATTTGCCTGTGTGCGGGTTCTTACTGAGAGCATTGCCTCACTGCCCTGGATTGTGTATCGCAGAAGCGCGGACGGGAAAACACGGGCATACGACCACGCGCTTTATTCCGTTCTGCATGATATAGCCAATCCAGAAATGTCATCGTTTGAGTGGGCAGAGGTGTGCATGGCACATCTGGCTCTGCGCGGAAATCATTACAGCGAAATTCAGATGAACAATCGCGGCGATGTTCGCGCGCTTTGGCCGCTTAACCCGGATCGCATGATCGTGAAGCGCAATGACGCTGGCGCTCTTGAATATCACTACCGTCTGCCCGATAACACGATTGCCATCATGCCGCCCGACATTATTTTTCACGCGCGCGGCTTATCAAACAACGGCATTACGGGATTATCTCCCATTGCGGCGGCGCGAAATGCCATCGGTCTGGCGATGGCGACCGAGGAGTATGGCTCGCGTTTTTTTGGCAATGGCGCAAGGCCGGGTGTCGTCATTACGTCCCCGGGGAAATTATCGCCAACCGCCCGCGACAATATGAAAGAGAGCTGGCAGAGTTTTTACGGAGGGCTGTCAAACGCTCATCGCGCGGCCATTTTGGAGGAAGGCATGACTGTTACAGCGCTTGGGGTGGAGCCGGAGGACGCGCAATTTTTACAAACGCGCAAATTTCAGATTGAGGAAATAGCCCGCATGTTTCGCATCCCGCTACACATGGTGGGGGTTTTGGATCACGCCACGTTTAGCAATATCGAACATCAAAGCATAGATTTTGGGAATCATACTGTGCGCCCTTGGGCGGTTCGGCTGGAAAAAGCCGCCATGCGCCAGCTTTTGAGCGTTCCAGAGCAAGGCATTTATTTCACCGAGTTTTTGATGGATGGGATGCTGCGAGGTGACACGCAGAGCCGTTACGCCGCGTATGCCATTGGCAGGCAGTGGGGCTGGTTGAGCGCGAATGATATTCGCGCTATGGAGAATTTGAATGCGTTGCCAAATAGCGCGGGGGATAAATATCTAACTCCCATGAATATGGTGGATGCGGCGCAAGCCGCGCCCGCGCCGCAAATCAAGAACGCGCTGCGCTCTTTGGTGATGGACGCGGCGCGGCGCATTGAGGAACGCACGGGCGATGACCGCAACACCGACAAGCACGGGAAATGGGTGGAGGGCGTTGTTGCGCCTATCGTAGTGGCGTTGGGAGATGCGAGCGACCCGCAAGCGCAAGCGCGAACAATTGCGCAATGGTGGTTCGCGGAGCGCGATGCAACCGCAGAACAATTGTGCGATAAGTTAGTCGCAAATTCGTAAAACAGTCGTATAATAACGACAGTAAATAAATATCTTGGCTGACGCGAACAACGCGCGGCATTCCATAAACGGAGTGCCGCGCGTTTTTTATTTTCCGAAAATGGGCAAGCAAAACGGGCTGATTGAAAAAAGAACACTGGGCGGGCGTGAGTTGTGGGCCGCGGGAGATGCCGCGCCAACACTGGCCGGATACGCCGCCGTGTTCAACCAGCCGTCCGAAAACCTCGGCGGCGATTTATTCCAGCTATACGAACAGATCGCCCCAGGTGCGTTTGCTGAAACTATCCAACAAGACGATGTTCGCGCGCTGTTTAATCACAACTCTGATTTTGTGCTGGGGCGCAAGCAGGCTGGCACACTCACGCTCCGTGAGGATGGCGTTGGGCTTTACATTGAGGTTGTGCCGCCAGATACGCAATGGGCACGAGATTTGACGACCACCATCGCGCGGGGCGACATCACCCAAATGTCTTTCGCCTTTACGGTTTTGGAAGAGGAGTTTCGTTACGACCGCGAGAAAGACATCGTGTATCGGACGCTGAACAAGGTAAGGCTCTACGAAGTCTCCCCCGTGACCTTCCCGGCGTATCCGCAAACATCCGTTGGCGTGCGCGAACAAGGCTTGGCCGAAGTCGTTGCTCGCGCTAACAGTTACCGCAAACAGCAAAGAGATTCAGTCGTAGCGTCCGATGCAAGCGCATCGGAGGTGGCTCAGGAGAGCCGCGAGCGGTTGAAACTTCGCGCCCGAATTGCGGCTATTTGAATTTAACAAGAGGCAAAAGAATGAAATTGCAAGATATGTTGCAAAAACGCGCCGGGCTGGTTGACGAATTAAGCAATCTGGCCGAAGGCGAACTGACGACAGAAACGCGTGCTCGTTTTGACGCGGCGGAGGCAGAAATTAAGACGCTGGGCGGCGATATTGAGCGCCTGCAACGCGCCCAGGCCATTGCCGCCGAAACCGAGGCAACGCCCGCGCCGCAAGCGGCCCGCGCCGAACGTGGCGATGTGAACATGCCTGCGTTTAACAAAACCAAACGCGGCGACAGTGAGACCCGCGCCTTGGCGCACTATTTCCGCACAAACGACATGAGCCGCGAGTTGCGCGCCAGCAACGACACCGATATGAATATCGGAACGAATGCGGATGGCGGATACGCGGCGCCAACAGGGCACTACCAGAACATCATCGCCAAGCGCACTGAGTTGATGCTTGCCGACAGGCTGGGCGTGACGCGCGTCCCTGGAACTGGCACAACCATCAACGTGCCCGTGGATAACGGAGCGACCAACGGCTTTGTGCTGACCACCGAGGCCGCCTCGTTTGACCGTGATGCCCCGGCCTTGGGCCAAAAAGCGATGACCCTGGCTAAATACACC